CTCAAAGGGAAGCCCGATTGTGACGTCGCAAGTGATGTCGTGATCGAAGATATAAGTGTGGCTCCCTCGGTTGTAGAGGAACCGCCCGCGCTGCACGACAGCAAGCATGGCGTCTGGGCCGCTGGGAGCGACGCGCATCACGTTGGGTGCAAGCACGATCTTCTTCTCGATGTTGCGAGAAAGCTTAATTTGAATGTCGGTGTTCCAGTGCCAGCTCTGCGTCTGAGTCTCACGGGTGACGTTGTCGAGGATCGACTTAGCCATTGCTGCGTCAACAACCTGCTCATCTTCCAAGCTCGACACGGGGGTCTCGCCAATGTTCGTGAGCATGACGTTGACCGCTTGAAGCTCGGTCGTAGCCGTCACGAAGTCAGTCATGTCATGTCTCCGTATAAGTTAGGGGAGTGGTGGCCCAGCGTGTGAGCCACCACGAAGTGTCGCTTAGGACAGGGTGTTGTTCGTACCGTCGGTCTTAATCCCGATGATACATTCTGGGCGCAGCACGCCGTGGCCGACTGCCATTTTCGACACCATCAGCACGCCTTGGCGACGGATGTCGTACTCGGACTCCGTCGACATACCGAACGAACCAAGCTGGACAGTACCGAGCGCCTCTGGGTGCATGACCAGCGCCTGCATGTTCGACATGTCCGCATCATATTTCGAGCGGAAGTCGACAGAGTCAGAGCTGTGGTCGACCTGCATGTTGTTCGTCTTGATGACCGACATGCCGGCAATCTTGAACAACGTACCTTGCGAGAAGTCACCGTTGTTCGCGACGAAGTCACGGTTCAGGATCTTATCCTGGGCGAGCAGGCCGTAGTATACGGTCGGGGACACGTACACGTAGCGGTCAGACTCAGGGACGTTCTTCTCATCGAGCTTCCGAGCCGCGACATACAGCTGGTCAACCAGCTCTGCGAAGGTCGGGGTCGTGTCCATCGTGATGCTCTCAGCAAGGCCCTGATCTGCAATCGCAGTAGAGGTTGGCGACAGCGCTTCAGCACCAGCGACAGCAAAGAGGTTGCGGTCGTAGGTCTGCGCCAGCGCATCACCCATTTCACGGGAGAACGCAGAGCGAACATCATAATGGTTCATGGCTTCCTGGAAGTTACTTATGAATGTAGAAGCCAGCAGAACATCGTCAATTTGGATAACCCGCTCGTCTTGCCTGATGTTAGAGCCGGTAATCTCCGTGCCGGGTACATGGTACGCAGCAGTGGTCTTGCCGATTGCGTTGAAAATCGCCGAGCGACCAGCCTGGATCGTACGGATCCGGGTCTTGTCACGCAGCACAGTTTGAGCGAGGAACCGAGCTTGGACCTCGCCGCTGAACACCTTGAGAAACAGCTCGTTGTTAGTCGCGAACTGGGTGGCGTTTACGGTACTTTCATCCGCCGCAGGGCTGCTGTAAGTGCCGTTGTTCTTAATACCGAGATAGCTCGGAGTAGCGTTAGCCATTGTGGCCTCCTGTTAAACTACATAGGGGGAGAATGACTGTGACTCAGCTAACATCTTGGTTGTCCGACAGGCACGTCGGGCCGCTGCGGTTAGGGTTGTCTCAGTTGCACCATTCTGCGCGCGCAAGGTTGGACCCGAGGACTTGTCGTAAAGTCAGATCGGTGTCTGCCGCGCTGGCGTAGATTGGTAGCCAGGATGCACAGACGGCTCGGTCAATCTCGGAGCCATCCGTGCTGCTGCAGCTGGCCACGAAGAGCGCGGTCAGCGACAGCGTGAGAAAGGTGGCGAGCCGCTTGGGCATCGTAGCCTTTCTCCGTAAAGTGTCGTGTAAGTTTCTTGCGTTCATTTCGACGTGCTTGCCTTGTGCTGATGATGTACGCGATTGCCGCCAAACCGATAGCGGCGCTAAAGACAATACGCTTGATGTCGTCGAACATTTCATCGGCGCCCTTTCTGCCAATCGTCTAAACGAACCATGATGAAGTAGCCGGCGAACGCAGCTGCAATCAGCCCCGCAAGCCAGATGTGATTCTCGACAAACGTCGCTGCCTGCTCGAGCGGGCCGATCACCGGAGCCACTGCCGTGACAGTGCCCACGACGCCCAGCGCACCGGCTGCTCGCATAGTCCGACTGTCGGTGATGTCGCCACGCGGGACTGACACCGGCGTCGCAAAGAGCTCAGCCTCCGATGCCCGCCGCTTGCGCAGACCTTCGCGTTCTTTACCGCCCGCCTTGTTCCAGCGATGAAACTCGTTGGTTGCCAATACGCGCTGGCTCCGATTGAGCAGGCGCAGTAGCGTACTGTCGCGGAAAGCCGCAATGCCGACGTTGTAGACAAACGACACGAGGGCATCGAACTCGTTCTGGTTAAGCGGCACGGTGACGTGCTTGTTCACCGCTTTCTCGTAGCGACCGATCGTTGTCTCAAACATGCGCAGCACGTCAGCTTCGTTGTAAACATGGCCGATCTCGAGGCCCTTGATGTCGTAGCTTGTCGTGCCGAACCCGACAGTTGGCACCGGGTCCGTAGCGATCGGATCCGCGTATACCTTGAGGTACTTGTCGGGAATGTTGTCGTAACCACCAGGATACCAGACGTGACCATCGCGGGTCTTCAGACTGGTACTGGCTTCATAGTACGCGATGAGCGCCAAACCGCGCTCGCTTAGCCGTTTTTTCATGGGGTGTCCTACGTCATGTTGCCAATCTTGCGCTCGACATCATTCCGGTAGGCGTCATCCGACTTGTATCGCGGATCGTTGATCGCCTCGAGCATCTCCGCTGTTGAGCGGAAGCCCTCGGGTCCAGACCGTACACCGCCAATCGTCCGCTGGGGTTCTGTCGAGCCGACGGTTCGGTCGTAGTCAGTGGAGATCATAGCCATTGCCATGCGGGTCTGGCTGTAATCGCCGCTGTTCAGCATCCCGTTGAGCCGCTCGATCATGTTGTCGTCGTAATGATCAGCGGCCCACGTCTGCATGGCTCCGACACGGTCGTCGCCTCCAAACTCCTGCACGATTGCCGAGCGGTTCTGTTCAGCCTCGCGAATGCGCATGTCTCGCACAGCCTCAACGGTCTCTCGGGGGATGCCGGCTGCAGCCAGAGCGTCGAAGGTTTCGTCGGACAACTGTCCGGTCGACATAAACTCCTGTTCTGCATTACCGATCAGGCTGTCGACAGCGGGAGTGGGAGTTACCTCCTCGCTTTCGCTTGCCTCCTCGGCTTCAGGCTCCCCACTACTGAGTTTCCGTTCAAGCTCTGCATAGCTCTTCGCCATGTCTTCTGGGCTGTTAAACTTCTCCGGCAACCATGCAGGCCGCTCTTCAGCCTGTGGCTGCTCAGACGTCTGAGCGGGTTCGGTTTCGACATTCTCGTCCTTGGGCAAGTGGCCCTCTTCAACAAGTTTGTCGTATGACTCCTGCAGCGTCGGTTCAGCGACATCGCCGTCGAGCGGCAGGGACATTTGGGTATCAGTGTCAGCCATGTTTTCACTCACTGTTGTTGCTGGGTAGCGTCGGCGACAGCCTTAACCGCTTGCGGTGCTGCGCTCTGTGCGATCGACGCGAGTTGCTGTTGTTGCTGGGCCTCAAGTTGGGCCTGTTGTTCGAGGGCGATCTGCTCTCGGGTCTTCACGAGCCCACCCATATCGATGCCAAGACTGGCGCCGGTGCGGATGATGAACTCGTCGACGTTCATAAAGGTCTCAAGCACACCTGGGCCTAGTGACCCGACCACCTGCATGAACTGCATGAGGTTGTTGAGGTCGTTGCCCCGGCCTAGGGCTGCTGTGCCAGTGACGATGCTTGGCTTGATCACGCCGTCTGGCAGAGCCGGCAGGCGTTTCTGGCGCTGCATACGCTCCATCAGGCGCTTCACCAGCGGCAGCTGCAGTGTCTGCGACAAGTTACTGTACAGACCGCCGAGGCTTGCCTCGAGGGCGTTGGCCAACAGTGTCAGCTCAGTGCTTGTCACACGCTCAGCGTCACGCTGGATGCTGTCGTACAACATAAACGCCTGTGCCAGCCGCTGCTCAATCCGCTGGGCCGCATTTGCTGCGACTGCCATGTCGGCCTGCTTCTGCACTTGCAGTGTCGAGACGTCTGCTGCGTTGCCGGACTTGAAGTCGCCTGACTCAGCTTCCGCCAGATCCTGCATGCGCGTCACACCGTTCGGCTGCACCAAGAATACTACCTTGGATGCTGCGGCGCTGGCCTCGAGTATTGCTCTCGACAAACCTTCAAGGCTGATCAGGTCGCCGAGGTACTCCTCGACGTAGCCACGACCATAGTGCTCAGCGTCAATCGTGTTCCAGCGCAGTGCAAGCATCGGGCCTTTGTCGAGCGGCCAGCTGCCCTCACTGCCGGGGATCATAACGCCGTTGTCGAGCTCCTGGTACAGCTTCCAGCGTTTACCCTGGCGGTAGTACTTGGTATAGATGTCGACATCTTCACCCTCTTTGTGGTCGGTGATGAGAGCTGCGACTTCTTCAGGTAGTGTCGCTGGGCTGACGGATTCCTTAATGGTGATATCAAGCAGGTTTCCGTCAGCGTCGCGGCTGACCACGTATCGGTCGAGACCGTAGACGCGGGTGCCTCCAGCAGCAGGCAGGTAAACAAGACAGTTGCCGGAGATGATCAGGTGTTTGAGAGCTTCGAAGAGAGGGGCTCGTAAGCCCGACTGCTCGACCTCCTCCATGACCGCACGTTCGATTGCCGACAGGCCGGCTTCGATTTCACCTCGGGCGTCGGGACGCTGGGCGAGCTCAGCTGCTTCGAAGTCGCTGAGCGTGAGTCGGAAGAAGGGGGTGTTCGGGGGCAGGAGACTGAGAAGAAGTCGCGCTGCCAAGTAGTTCACGCCACGCGCACCGATGCCCTGATACGGGGTCGGTAGCCGGGAGCTATATGTGTGTCCCGCTGGGGGAACTACGGAGGGGAGGGTAAGTTTTGCACACTCTCGGGCACGTTCGAGGTAGGTCTCTCGGGTGCTTGCGAGCTTCTCGTAGCGTGACGCACAGGTCACGCCGGCGTGCATTACTTCTGGCGTCCAGTGTTAACGCCCATACCACCGCCGGTGTTGACCGACGGCATGCTGACCTTTGCGTTACGCGGTCGTGCAATACGCAGCGCTCGAGCGCCGCTGTCGTCACTTGCGTACGGGTCTTTCAGGCGAGCCTTTTGCTTTGCACGAGCAGCTTTTGCAGGGGCAGCTTGTGCGAGCGTTGGAGGCGTGGGAGTGGGCGCTGGTGCCACGATCACGGGCGGCTGTGGTGGCGGTGGAGCCGGGGAATTGCCTAGACACATTCGTTCAGATCCTTAGGATGTTGTCATTTTGTTCTTCGAAGATTGATTGTAGATGCCTGACCACGGCCACCTGGCCGACAGATAACCATATCTGCCGGTCAGTAGCGTCGACACTTGGGACGCGGTCGGGGTATCGCTCGAGCAAGTACTCGAGCAATTCCTTGGTGACGATCGGTGTCGGAGCCGGTGGCTTGTCGGTCAGATCCCGCATGATCCACCGCTTCCGCTGATGTCACAGATGTCGTGAGTTTCGGTGAAGGTCTCGCCCTCCCATTTCTTAGCCTCTTCGTACGGCACGCTCGTCAGTGGCTGACCACCACGCGACCCGTCGGCATACACCGTCATGCCGCGCAGGCGTGGTGCGTAGCGAGCAAACAGGTCGACATAGGTCTCGACACTGTCCTCGTTGTTCAGCGGCGTGCCCCAAGCCGGAAGGTTAATGGTCGAGCTGATCGACTGGTCTACATAGTCTTGGATGTCGGCTTGGAATTTCACACGACGCTCCGGCTCAGCGGCCAGATCCAGCGCTGACTCGACAGACTCAGGGTCGACACCATACTGGTCGATCATCTGCTGTGCAGCGCTGTCGATCACGTACTGGTAGCGCCGTTCATCATTGCCAACGAGGTAGCGGCGCTTGTAGGCTGTCGCGAAGATAGGCTCGATACCTGTTGTCGTGCCGGCGAGGATCCCGATCGTGCCCGTCGGAGCAATCGCACGGACGCCCCACGGACGGTTGACGCCGAGCTGGTCAGCAAACGACTTCGCTGTGCGGTCGGACTCAGCTTGCCACACTGCCAGCCAATTATGCAGCTCGGGGGTAACCTCGTACTTCGATCCGCGAGAGATAAGCCACTCGTGGATGCCCATCAATCCGAGGCCGAGCCTTCTCGTTTTGGATCTTGTCTCCCAGACCTTAGGATATGGCAGGTCAGCACGCTCTGTGCCGCATAACAGGAACTTAGTCGTCAGGTGAACGACGTCTGTAAGCTCATCTAAGGTTTCAATTCTGCTTAGGTTAACCGAACTCAGGTTGCAACAATCCGAATCTTCGCTCGACGTCACCTCTGTGCAGGCATTGCGGAGCGTTTCGTTCTCTTTGTCGAGGAAGTTAAAGGAGAATCCAGGCTCGCTGGTGCGCAGAGCTTGGGCGACATTCTTGCGGAACACCGTTCCCGGCTCGCCTGTCTTGTAATACTCAAGCAACCAAGCGGTATCGTAGTTGACGGAGATGTTGGTCATGTCGAGCGGACACGGCCAGTCGAAATCGTCTTGCTTCAGATCCCAGAGCGTCTTGTCGGTTCCTGGCACCGGCATGTTCTGCCAGTCTTTAGCCGCAAGGAAGGCATGGATGTCACCATGTTGCCAGTTCAAAGACGCATAGATGGCGCTTCGACGGCTACCACCCTGCATAACGCGGCGACCAATCTCGTTGATCATCGTCATCTTAGGGATTGGGCCGCTGGCTGTGCCACCAGTGCGTGCTATCTTGGAGCCGGCTGGTCGATAGATACTGTAGTCGACCCCGATACCGCCACCCGTCATCAAGCAGCTCTCGGACTTCCACGACAAATTCGCCCAGTCCTCCCTCGAGTCCTCTTCGGCGCGCAGCAGGTAGCAGTTGTTGAAGAACTTGTTGGGCCGGCCACCGTAGTAGATGTAGCGACCGCCAAACAGCACCTTCATGTCGGTAGCGTACTTGATCAGCTGCTCTTTTTCGTCAGCTGACATCATGTGCTGGGCTACATCCTCGACAACAATGCGCACCCGGTCGGCCCATGTCTCGTTTGGGTCAGATCTGTATTTGGCGTTGAAGATATCCTCGGCGAAGGAATTACGAAAATAAGTGTTTGGTCGGCTCACAGGCTCTCTCCCCGTACCAGCGGGGTCAGGTCCACCGGCTTATAGTTTTTTGGCTTTGTTACTTTGCCGTTCTTTTTGTCGACGGCTCCGGTGACCTTAGTCATGTTGTTGTCGTGTACGGCAGCGTACGCATTTGTACATACATCTGGCTTGAAGAACACGACACCGAGCCCCAGCGTCACGTACAGGAGATCACACATCTCCTTCAGCGCGTGTGCTTTGTTCTCAGTCGTTGGCTCGTGGTGTGCCTTGTGCATCGCCTCGGTCAGCTCGAGGAACTCCTCGGTGATCAGGCGCAGGCGCAGGGCCACGGTGTCAGCGTCGCTGAACAGGCCGTCGCCGTTGTGTGTTTGGCCGGCAGCTTTGGCAAACCCGTTCACTGTATCAAACATCGTCGGCACCCTCCCGCTCGACACGGCTGATCAGCTCCTCGAGATACCACTTGGCCTTCTCGAGATCCTGTGTCGGGTTGCTCGGGTTCTTGTACGGGAAGCGCGTCACGTACTTAATGATGTTGCCGGCTTCATAGCCCATTTTCCAGCTGGCAATGTACGAGTAGGCGCTTATGCCTTTCGTATAGTGTTCTGGGTTTATTGGATCGTCGGTGTCCACAGTTGGATCTCCCCTTTTTGATAATAATTTGGATGTAGAATGCGGGCGAGCTGGGCCATGACGATCGCATCTGCTTCCGTCTGTCCCGCCTTGGCGTAGGCCTTCACGACCACAGGCCAGATAGCCTCAATGGTTGGCTCGACGTCCTCAAGCAGGCGCTCTGCTCGTACTTTGCCGATGCCTCGACAGCCTGGGTAGTTGTCAGCGCTGTCGCCCGTCAGCGTCTGAGTCATCCAGTTACGCAACGCATCGGCCTCAGTGACCTCGATCGTGTCGCCGGTAGCTGTATCGAGGTGCAAGCCGGGAAGCGTGCGCATGTCCTTGTCGATCGACCAGATGATCGTACCTGGCCCACTGTGGATCCCGATGACGTCGTCGCCCTCGAGGTTCTCAATCCACTCGGCGCTGTATTTGTCGACCGCGTGCTCACGTAGGTGACCATAGGCCATCGGCCGATCGCCCTTACGGTTGGCCTTGTAGTCGGCGTATAGTGTCTTGCGGAAATTGGTCGGAGCCGACAGCGCAAAGAACAGCTCGTCAGCCTCCGTCATGTCACGGATCTGCTCGACAAGATGGTCGAAGATCGTGCAGGCC